AAATGGCAATCCTATTGACCCTCATGGGGGCAGAATGGATTATGTTTATGAATTAATAGAACAAGATTTTCAATATACAAAACCTAAAGACCAAATATCTGATACGCAAGCTAATGAAATAATAAATATTTTAGAAAAGCAAGGATTAAAAACATTAGATGATTTTGATAAAGCATATGATGATAGGGTAGGTAAGTCTACAGAATCAATGGAAAGCACTATTCTTGGTGTTTTAAAAAATGTTGAAACTTCTAACTTTGATGAAATGAATATTACTACAGATAAAGATACTAAAAAAATATCTGTTCCAAATGTAATTGATGTAGATGATTCATTGTATGATAGAGCAAGAGATGGCGAGTTTAAAGAATGGCTTTCAAATAAAGATGGAGAAAAGGCAGTAGAAGAATTAAAAGAATCATTAAGAAGTTTAAATGCTGTTATAATGACTACTGAAGGATTAAATCAATCAAGATTTAATAACGAAACAAATACAATTAAAACATCAGAAACACTAAAAGGATTGTATAACATTGTAAGGGATTCTGAAAAAGCAATACATAATGTTGTAAATCCTAAAGATAATAGAGCAGAATTTAAATTCACAGATGTTCATTCTTACTTAATGCCTTTAATACAAAACAGAGGTAAACGATTTACAAAAAATCTTATGTCAAATCTAGAAAAAGATAACATGAGTGATGGATTAAAGAATGTATTATATGAAACTGGTATACTTCAAAAGTCTGAAGATGGTGAATTTAGATTAATAGATGATGTATATAAAATAAAAGTAGATGAAGAATACAAAACAAAATTTGATGATTTAACTAAATTGCAAAACATATTAGTATCATTAGGAGATTTTAAATTAACAAAAAAATCAACTGGTAGAAATGTAGAAACTGGTAGTATTAAAAAATTAAAAGGAGCGTTAAGAGACGTAGGTATTGACTTAGATGAATTTAATAATCCTAAAATGAAGTTTTTATATCAAATGGTTTTAAATGATATAAGCACAAAGAGATTAAACAATTCTATTGCATCAACTGCTGACATAGATTTTATTATACAACAATCAGGTAATGCATTATTTAGTGAGCCTGGACTTATAACAGATGGTGGGTTTAGAGGATTTACATTAAAGAAAGTAGATATACCTCATAATAGAGATTTTCAAAATGAATACAATGGTAAATTAGAAAAATTAAAAAAAGAATCTGGCGTTGTTAATATACTAGAAGATAAAGTTGTTGTATTAAATAAAATACAAAGCAATCAATTAGAAAGTATGTTTGATATTGTATACAATGCTCCAACTGTAGGGGAAAACGTAGGGTTTAGGGAATTATATGCAACATTAACAAACAGCAAATTAGATAGAGTTAAGGATAGATTAATATCTTATATGCAAACTTTTGGTCGTAAAGGTGAAATTGAAATGTTATCTTTGTTAAAAAGACAAGGCATTATAAATAGAAATGCTGATGGAACATTAGAAGTAGATAATAAATTTACACTTGAAAAAATTAAAAATGAAATTGGTGAACCTAAAACTGAAGAAGAATTACAAAAATTTATAGGAGAACAAAACAAATTAAAAGAAGAGTTAATTAAAGCAATACAACCTGTAAAAGATGCCTTAGATGGTAAAGGTATTGATAACGAATACATTGAAAAAGAAATAAAAACTAGGCAAGAATTAAATAGAAGATATGTATCTCAAGCAAAAGACGAAGATAGAAACCCTAGTCTTGGACTTGATGAGTTTTTTAGAAAATATAAATTTAAAGTAGAAATTATAGATGGTGGAGCTGATTATAATGATTATAGCAACCAACCATCTGAATGGAAAAATGAATTTTTTAAAGACCAAAGATATTTACTAGATGATTTAGGAAATTTATCACCTGATAGTATTACTAAAATACAAAATGATATTGTTAAAGATAATAAAGAATTTAAAAACTTAGATGCAGATGATAAAGAAGTAGTCTTGCAAGATATTACTCAAGTAGTAAGAGGAATTATTAGGAAGAACACAGTTAAAAAAGTTTCAATTATAAATGGTAAGATAGTAACTGATGACATTGGTTCTAAAGAAGTGATGCAAAAAAATCCTGTGTTTGATTATTTAGATTCATTGGGAATGGATTATGCTATATTTGATAACAATGTAACTTATACAGAGTTTGGTAGATTTATTACTGAAAAGACTTATAACATATTAAGTACAGAAGGATTAGGTGATAAAGAAAAAATTCATGTTCAAGGATTAAGAGAAGATGTAAAAAATCAATTAAGTCAAAATTTAGTAAGTAAAAATATAAGTGCATTATCAAGAAGTGATGTTGCAGTATCTGATGGTAGTTCAAAACATGGTATGCTTAAGATGGATATATATGATGGAATGGATAGCATAGTTATTGATAAAGCAGGTATGCAAAATATTGCTCAAGACTTTCTAAGGTTTTATAAAAAACATATTAAAAGTATTACTGAATCATCTACTAAGAGTCAAATGAATAGATTAAAAAAAGCATTTGAAAGCACAAAAGATGAGTTTGATTATAAAGATGCAGACATAGAATCAGCAACAAGATTTTTAATATCAGAAGTTGCATTTAAAAGTGACAAGAATGATTTGTTTTATAAAATATTAAATGAAACAAACCCTATGGAAGTAGACAAATATATTAAAAGAATGAAACTTGCTACGACTAAAAACTTTATTAGGTCTGATAAAACATTTCATCAATCTATTATTAATGCAAGGAATGAATTAGGATTAAATAAAAATATTACTCAAATACTTCAAGATAGAATTACAAAATATAATAGCAAATACAGAGTTGCTGTGTGGGATGATGAAGGTACTGAAAGCATGAGGACTGTTATTGATGATACCATTAATGAATTTAAAGACCAATATCCAGAAATAACTAAAGCTAGCACTAAAAGCATTGTTGAGCAAGCACATCAAAAAGTATCTGCATTTGATAGTATATCTTTCTTATCTAAAGAAGCTATGATAGAAATGCATACAATTATGGGGCATGACCCTGATTCTAGAAACCCTATAAAGCCTGTTATATCATCGCAGGGAGAAGGAAAAACATTATTGTATGGTAAGACATTGTTTATACACAGTCCTGCTTTAGATGGGTTCTTTAAAAAGAATCGTGTAGATATATTACTTACTGGTTCTGGAGCAAAAGCATATGATGGTGGTAAGGAAACATTAATTGAAGGTGTAAGATGGGATGAATTATCAAAGTATGAAATATCTAAAAAATACCAACCTTCAGATATTATAAGAAAAATAGATTTAGACGCTATAGGATTAAAACCTGAAAAAGATGCTAGTTTATTGTCAGCTAGTGAATCTGATGCTGATTATAATTATATGGATAGGTCTGAACATGAAAGAGCGTTTCAAGAATTAAATGCTGAATTAAGTTACAATTTAGAACAGATGGCAAATATTATGGGTGACCCTTATAGAATGAGGACATTCATGTTAGAGCAACTTAATAAAGGTAATATACCAGAAGATGCAGAAGATGGAGCATTAAAAAACTTAAGTAATATGATATACTATCTTCAATTAAATGAGTCTGCAAATCCAATGGATTATAGTTCTGCTCAAGTTCAAAAGTATTTATCAAAAGTATATATAGATAATGTATTTAGCAATAGAAGGTCATTAGTTAATAATACATACAAAGATGTTCCATCAGAAGCACTTAGGTATGGTGGGCAAGCAGCTATAGTACAAACTGGAACTGCTAACTTAGGCAAAGGAAAGAAAACTAGATTGCTACCTACGTTTTTTAACGCAGATAATAAAATGATTCTTCGTGGACAAATTATGTTACCAGACAAAGAAAGAAAAACAACTTTAGCTGGATTAGGTAATAAAAAAATAAGAATAGTTTCTAATGAAAAAATATTAACATTAGAAGAATTTAAAAATGAATTAGTAGAAAAATTAAATGACGATAGTGATGATTTTAAAGAACAAATATATGATATACAAAATTTAACAATTGAATCTGCTCATAATGTAATACAAGACCTTGCAAGTCAAGCAGATACAAGATATGAACTAGGAATAGTATCAAGAAGAAACCCTAGAACAAGACCTAATGATATTACTTTACTGGGATTAAAAGGATTTTTACATAAAGATACTGGATTAGCTGTAGAGGTAAATAGTTTTGATGTTGCTAACATATATGAAGGTGATTATGATGCAGATAAAGTAGATTATTTCTTTTCTCATAGTGATTATATGTTTGATTACATTAAAAGAAGTCAAGCACATTTTGTTCAACAAATTGACCCCGATGGATTACAAATGAAACCTGATTTTACATTTGGTATGGAATCTAGTTTAGCCAGTCAATCTATAGTATCTAAAATGGGGAATGCTATTGCATATAAAAAAGGTATAGGCATTGTTCAAAAGACTCATAGAAAACTTAATTATTTACAAAATCTTACTAATAGAGAGCATTTGTTAAATGTAAAAGACAATGATTTAAAAAACGTAGAAAAAGCATGGAAAAATATTGTAAGAAAAAATGCTAATGGAGACCTTGTCGGGCCTGGAGTTTTATACGAAACACCTGATGGTGAAATAATTACAATGGATAGTGAATCACTTTCTTTCTTTCAAAGAGCTGCTTTAGAAGTTCAATACATTGTAGATGGCTCAGATAAATTAAATCCTAATATTGCAAATAGCATATATGAATGGACAAATAATTTTTTATTTCCAGATGCAGAAAAATCTATGTCTGCTTCACAAGCTGATGCTAAAACTTTAGAAGAAATATTAGCAAGGGGAAGAGATGCGGATAATAAAAGGATAAGAATTTTTGATAAATATAAAAAGAATGATGATGGTGAATACGAACTTGTAAAAAGTGGAGTAAACGAAGCAGATAAATTAATTATTAAAGAATTTTTAAACCAACAAAATAAATTATTAGCTTCTTTTGGTGACCAAAAATATGAAGGTGGGCAAAGCAGGAAAACAAGTTTTTATGATATGGCAGTTGGTAGTAAAGTATTTAAAGATTTTCACAAAGATATATATGAGTCATTAAATCAACATTTATTTAAAGGTTCTTGGAAAGCAAAAGATTTAGACAAAGCCGATAGGGATTATTTAAATAAAATATTAAATGCTAAAAATGATTCTTTTAAATTAACAAAGAAAAATATAACAAATATATTTAAGGGAGAGGGTGGTAATTATTTAGATAGGATTGCTGTAAAAATAGCAGATAGTAATTTCTTAGATAATAAAAAAGAATATCATTTAACTACTTCTAAACATCAAGTAATGGATACTTGGTTTAATAAGTTATTATCTATAGAACCTAATGAAATAAAAGAAGTAGATGGTAAATTGGTTGCAGATGTTGATGCAATGCCAGAAAAAGAATTAGAAGCATTTACAAACAAATTAGATGAATTATCAGGGGGAATTGTAGGTCAAACTAAAAAGTTTAATAGTGTTATAGCAACAATAAAGAGATTAGATAAAAACAAAAAATATATTAGAAGAAGTCATTATCCCGATGGATGGAAAAGAAAAAAAGTTAAAAGTATTGATTGGGTTATAAATAAACTACAAAATGACTTACAAGAAAAATATGATGTACCAAAAAATAAATTACATCCTAAAGATTTAGCATATAAAAAATATGTATCTATAGAATCAAACAGTGATTTAAGGTCAAGTGTTATTCATGCTAATAGTATGCATGCGTTCTTAAGAAGTCAAAATGCTATGATGTATGATAGTTGGTATGACACATTAGGAGATGAAGCTAGAAAAGACATGAAGACACTTACTGATTTTAATAGATTAGAATATGGTAAGGGAACTGTAATAGATGAAGTTCTTGCTTACAAAGAAAATCAAATAGTAATTGATAGTAAAATGATAGATTTTATAAATGATTATAGACCTAACATTTCTAATGTAATGGAATTAAGAAATCAATATCTTTTCTTAGTCTATATAAAAGCTCG